CTGTTAAGTTTCTCTTGCATCTCTCCATAAGTCACGAACCCCGCACCTATGGCACCCAAAACTCCCACCAAGGCTGCAATCCCTGCCAATTGATTTTTAAGTTTTTCCATTTCTCCTCGTATTCTAAATTATAATCGTACTCTTGAAAAGTACCTGCATTTATTGACAACTCAGGCATTCATCTGAACCTGAATCTAATTTAGCTAAAGCTTCTTGTTTACACTCATCGCTACAAAATGGTTTAACCTGCTCTGGTTCTTTTTCAAAATCTTTTCCGCACTCCTGGCATTTTGCAATCATTTAAATACCTGTAAGTTTTGGGTTAATTACATTTTGTTTTGCACGAGGTCTACTTTGCCTTTGCTTAAATGTATAAGTTGTTTGAGCCATTTTTTTTGACTCTTTATCTCTAAATTTAATTAAATGTATAAAATCTTTAAAGTCCATTTTTTAACGCCTCAATTTCTTTTTGTAGTTTTTGCCTCTCTTGTTTGATTCTAAACAGTTCTTGCTCCTTTGTAAATATAGGGTCATTTTGTGTGTAAGATATAAGGGAAGAATTAGCATATAATATTCGATTATCTCTAATATCTGCTTGATTTTCATAAATTTTCTTTTGTTTATAAAAAGGCACATTTGCATAAGTTGTAAGAATGTCGTTATTAGCCATTGCTTTTAATTTTACAAGATTTTTTAAACCCAAATTAGTGCCGATATCCTTGACCTGGGCATCGATTTTCTGCATAGTCTTATTTAATGAAAGACTTTGTTTTGATTCTGCAGGGGATGATTGAGCTTCTTGTTGATCTTTTGGTGAGTCCTCAGTTTGTTCGTTATCTTCTTTGGACTCTGTTGTTTGTGGCAATTCTTCTTTTTCTTCTGAGTTTGTTTCTACTGACTTCTCCTCATTTTCCAGTGGCTCCTCCGATGAGGGCATAGATGCGGAATCCTGATCCTCTAATATTTCTGATTGCTCTACTAACGTTTCTTCTTTGTTATCAAATGACTCTGTATCCGTAAATGTGTCCTGAAAAGTCGTTTCTATTTTATCTTCTTGGAAGCTTTCTGTTTGCATGTCTAATGTCATGGGTTCTTCTTCAAATTTAAAATCTTCTTCAAATCCAAAATCTTCATCTTTAAAAGTGAAGTTATCAATATCTTTTAAATCATCTTTGATATCTGTGTTTAAATCAAATAAGGCTGTTTGTGTTGCATTATCAAGTGGTGGTACATAAGTATAACTTACGGTAAGACTTGGATCTTTAAGATCTGCACCATAGTGACCTGACGTTTGATTTGGTACACTAAAAGTATATTTTAAATTTACATCATAATCTTGTTGTGAGTTTGATCCAATAATTAACGTATCTGTCATGGATCCATAACTACAACCATTCCATGTTGCACAACTTCCAGATAAAGTTCTATTTTGCGTAATAACTTCACCATTGTCGTCAACAGTTTTAATAGTTTGAGTTACAGATTGTGTTTCATTATTCCAAAACCAAACATTAGCTGATCCTGTTATACTAAAACCATTGTTTAAAGATTCTTTATTAATGCCTTCTGCGTTTAAAGAAACGGAATCAGATTCAACAGTGCCATTATGATGACCAGCAATTGTAAGGTCACCATGATAAGAATTGCCATTGTTAATCCATCCAGACGTAAAATCTTGCGATACAAGGTTACCAGTTGTTTCAGCATAAGTTAAATTACTTATTAGAATTAGACTTAGAAGCTTTGTTAAATTCTTTAGCAAATTTTATCTCCTTTTTCATTTCAGCTTTTTCAATAATTTCTAAAGCTTTAGTATATTCTTTATAATCAGGTCTTAATTTGCCGTACTTCTTCCATTCCTTAGTTGCGTCTTTACCGATTTTACCTTTGTATGGACAAGGAGTTCCTGCATTTTCCATTGCAGCAAATACTCTTGCATCTTGGCATAGAAGAGATACCGCAGCAACTGCCATACCATTTGCTTTTAGTTCTCTTGCAAGTTTAATTCTTTCACAATTTAAATCTCTTACTGATTTACCACCTGATATACCAAACGTAAAAGTTTGCACTCCACCAGAGACACCAGTTGAACAAACATCGATACCGGAGCCATTAAATCCAGGCGCATATGCTGCAGGTGGTGCAGATTTTATGTTAGAAGAAGAATTATTAGTAGTAGTACTGTTACTACTAGAGCCAGATTGATAAGTCGTAGACGCTGAATAACCGCCCTGTATCGAAGTATTTCCGCCAGATACATTATTTTGTTCGACATCGGTCAATCCTTTTGTTGCAAATAATATTAAAATAGCTAAAGTATATATAAGCCTCATGTATAATTTCCTTTTCCAGAGTTTATTATACGTGAGGTGTTACTTCTTTTCTACATCATAGAACATTTTATCTGTGTCTTCAGTAACCCATTCTGTGTCTTCTACTGACCATTCAGTATTTTGAACTTTATAGTCTGGCCAATTGTTTTTAACAGTATAATTACTAGCATTCCAAAGAATACGATTATTAGGCTGAGCTGCATAATTACCGTTATCAAGTTCCAATATATGCGCACACTTGTGTTCTTGAGGTATTTCAGAGTGTTCTGTGTTAAGTATATTATTATCAGGATGCCCCCAATCAACAGTAAATAAATAATTTCCATGATAAAATTTTTTATCTCTACCTAAATATTTTCCTCTTATTCCATTTAAAAAATCAAACTGATGAACACTAGGATAATAACTAAAACAATCCCACAGTTCCAACGAGTCAAGCGACATATCGGGCACTTTGGCTCTGTCATACGATTTTTGGAAAAACGCTGAGATAGGCAAACGCCAGTAACACGCACCGTTCGGGAGCATCGCATGAAATAAGATTGCACGTCCTGGTATTGAAGTAAGACCGAAAATAACTGCGTCTTCACTTTCTCCATGATGTTCTTTAAGATCATATAAATATTCTTTTCTAATTTGACAATAAATTGTCGGAGTGTTTGCATTGAGATAAGTCGCCATCTAACATTTCCATCTTCTTCTCGCTTGTCTCAATCTTGAATTAGGATCTCTTGCAGCTTTTGGAAATTGTTTCATTTGACCTGCGGATCTTGCACAATAAGATTTTCTTCTTTTTGCAGCTTTAGATCCTTTTTTAACTTTTCCTGTTACTGCTGTTTTTAATTTTGAACCAGGATTTTCTCTTCGGTATCTTGCAACTCCAGCTGCTGTCATACCTGCACCAGATTTTGTTGATCTATAATATTTTCTGCTTCTCGGTGGCTGAACGTCTCCACCTCTTTTCATTTGTTTTGGTTGTTGTGATTTTTTTTCAGTTTCTTTTTTTTCTGCTTGTGATGCAGCTTGTGTTTTTAATCCTGTTGTAAGCGTACTTGCAGGAACTGCTGTTCCTATTGCATCGGTAATAGCTGCCACGCCTCCGAAAGAAGCTTTTGCAACAGCTTTACCTGTACCTTTTATTTGACAACCAATTCTAGCCATTTGTGGTAGTTAATCCTGGTGCGTTGTATTTATCAGTAAATACAGTGAAACCAGTCAAACTTGTGAATGCACTACACCAAATACCAGCACCAAAAGGAATGCCATCTTCTGGTAAATTTAATGTGTAGATATCCCCTGCTGGAACATTAATTGTGAGTAACACAGTTCCACCATTTCCATTTGTTAAAGTTAAAGTTCCTGCACTAGCAGTATTATTTGAAATCGAAATTCCTCTTAATCTTACTGCTGGAGATACAACAGAACCTGTGCCTGATGCTTGAGTTGCTTGTACGTCACTTTTATAACCCATTCTATCCTCCTAATTCTGTGATGTTAATCTTGGTGCATTATATAAATCTGTATACAATGTGTACCCTGATAAATTTGTTGAAGTTAAAGTATAAATTCCTTTCGGAAAAATAATACCGTCTTCAGGTATATGTGTAGTTAAAATTTCTCCAGATGGAACATCTAAATTTAAATAAGTTACACCGTCACCTGATACTAATATTAAAACACCTGCTCCACCACCATCAGAAGCAATTGAAATTGCTTTCAATCTTAGTGCAGGTGTTGCAATTGGTGTTAAATATGTAACCGCAGTTGTATCAGCATGAGAAGCAGCTGTTGTACCATTAAAACCACGTGTGCATCCAGTTAGATCATTACTTGAAACCGCTGAGTATTCTATTACTTCACCTCCTATTAATATAATTCCTCCACCTGAATTAAAACCAGTTGCACTTGTAAGTGTAATAGTTGTGTCTGTTGCAGAAATTGCACCATTTAAAGTTGTCGCAACTGTAGCTGCACTCGATTGTGTTGCTTGTACATCTGATTTGTAACTCATGTTTACTCCTTAGTTCGTGGCTCCCGAAGGAGCCACTAATTATTTATTAACCGTATATTTTATATGCAATCACCCAAGTAAATAGTCCGCTTGTGGACGCATTTACCGTATTGGTAATTTGTAAGAAAATATCTCTTGTTGAGTTAATTGCAGTATTTACTCTTGGAGATGCTGCAGGTGAAGCATCACTTGCAGTAGTATCTAAAAGAGTAGTTGTGTAATGAGCACCTGCAGGTACAGTCGTACCTCCATCTAAAACCTCATCAGCTGCTGCAGCAACTAATTGTGCACCACCTGTAGCAGTTCCAACTTTTAATCCGATATCACCTGCACTATCTAAAGTTGGTGCTGATGTACAGACAAGTTGAATGCTTGTGATTATAGATCTTGCAGGCTGAGCAAATGTAACTTCATTTGTTCCAGCAGTAGCTTCAACTGAAGCTGTTGCTACTACACCTTGACCTTGTAATTGTGTTCCAACATATTGACCAGATGAATTTATTTGAAAATTATTTGTAAATGCACCTGTAGATGTATTTTTAGTTCCGCCGATGAAACCATTCTCTGATCTAACCGGACCCGAAAAAGTAGTATTAGCCATAATATTCTCCTTGTTGAATGATATAGTCTTAAGGCCGTCTGCTGGGTCAGTCTATATCAAAATTAAGTTATTCCCAGTGTTTCTATTATACATAAAAAAAGGGCGGTCATAAAGACCGCCCTTTAGTCATTAACCTAACAAAGATTAGCTAGTTGGTAAGTTACCGTTACCAAAGATACATCTTGGGTCAGAGAACCCGAAAGAATATCTTTCTCTAGCTTTGAATCTTACGTTACCAGTATCGAAGTCACCTTCCATAGCTGTTTTGATCGGACTTCTAACAAAATGTTTAAGACCATTTGGTGCATCAGTTAGAAGGAAGAAAGAATCAGTATCTGTTAAGAAGTGATTAATTCTGTATCCTTCTGGTACCATGCTCATTGATCTTAAAGCATTGATGTCATTATCCGCAGTTCCAGTTCTAAGAGGTGATTTCATAATTCTCTCAGCAGTAAATTGTAATTCTTTTGGAATTATCATTTTTCTACCTTGAAGAGCTATTTTCAAGCCTCTTTCATCTACGAAACCTGCGATGTCAATCAAAGATTGCTCTAAAGATGTTTCGTTCAAGTCAGCAGCAGTTGCTAGAACGTTTGAGAAAGTTCCACCTGTTGCTAATGGGTGTGAATCATTAATTAATGATACTCCATCACCACCAGTTACAGTAGTTACTTGCGCATTGTTCAATACAGCCGCAGCTTTTACTTGTTTGGTATTTGACATAGATCTTGCTAAAGCTTTTGTGTATCTTGCAGCAAGTCTGTCATATAAGTTGTCTTCGATCGCTTCTTCAGTAATTGAGAAAGCTAATGCGATTGTGTCGTGTGAGTATCTAGCAGTGAAAGTTTCATTTGCTTGATCAAATACAACACCAGCACCTTCTTGTTTTACTGGAGCAGAACCGAAACCTGATAACATTACTTCTTCTTCAAATGCTCTGTCTGAAGTTTCAGTAGCGTAGATTTCAGCATGCTCGTTTTCGTAACGATCATATTCCAGGCCGAATAGTGCATTCAAACCTGGCTCTAGTTCTTTAACTAGCTGTGATCTAGATATAGCCATTTTTTATCTCCTATTCTATTATAGACCTGTACCATCACGGTAAAAGTGTTTGTTAATTCTGACTAACACGTTAACGTTAGCCGAACCTGCAGTATTGTTATCTGGGTCTTGAGATATATCAATCGCCTGAATAACAAATGATGCATTAGTTCCAGATTCTGCAACATCAAGTTGCACCTCTGAGATACCAGTTTTTGTGTTTCCAGTAGCATCGGTTACTGAGTAGTTCTGAAACAGATCTGCTCTCGAAAATGCCGCATCAGCATCCATTAGGAATACTGCATCTGGATCGTCAATTACAAATGCTGTAATGTCGTCCGCTGCAATACTACCTGGGTAATAGTTGCTGTAAGTCGGCTTTTGAGTTGTAGGATCAGTGTAGAAACACCCATTAAATACTCCGATTACAGATGCACTGTTTCCTGCTGTATGTCTAGTGATATCACCATCAGTTTCAGGAATCACTAAGTCACCTTGGTAAATTGCTGTACCATTGTTATTAGAGATCGTGTATCTGTTCTGAGCACCCACCAATGGCGTACCATCTAGTTTTCTGTACGGTCTTAGACCGAACTTTTCTACTACGTTTGCCATAGTTGTTTTCTCCTATTTAGTTTTAGTTAAGCCGCCTTAGTTGGTAGGTAATGTTAAAAAATTAACGTTTACGTCCACCACCAAAGGTCACTCTGGATTGCCTATCAATATTGATCGGCATTCCTGGGTGCTGTTCCTTCATTAGATCGTTATCGACAGCGGAAATTTGGTCTTGAGTAATTCTTGAAAAATACTCGCCACGCTGTTTTAAAATCTCTTCCGGTATCCTTGCCAGCACAAGGCCTCCAATCCCAATACATCCCTGATAAGTACCTTTTTGCATGACAGGATATTTCATTGTATCGATATCTGAGTATTCGTCAGCTCGAACAAATTCATAACCCTCTCTTAATTTCTTAGATACATTTCCTGTATCTTCAAAACCAGCAACTTCAGTTCTGATCCATCTATGAACAAAACCTTTTGGTGCAGGGGGAGCATCCAAACTGGATGGTAAAGTCCAACTTTTAGTTCTAGTAGTCGTCTCTCTAGAATTGGACTGGCGTGAAGACTTGTCTATACTTTTATTCATTATTTTTCCTCCTTCACGAATTTAGCGTATTCCTCTAGTGGCACCCCTAATTTCTTAGCAATAGCTACCTGTGATTTGGTGAGTTTCACAGACCTGCGTCCAGCTTGCTTACGAGATACACCTGCAACATTTTGGACGGGTTTTTTAGTTGCGGGTTCTGAAGAAGTTTCTTCAGTTGCATCTGTAGCATTGTTAAACTTTTGCGGGAAATACTCCTGCATACGTTTATCAATTTCATTATAGTAGTCATCACTCTCTACTTCAATACCTTGACCTACAAGTTCATCATGTAAGCCCATTGCAGCAGATGTCATTACTCTATCAGTGCCGAACCAATCATTCTTTTGTGCCCAAGCTTGAGCTTTAGCACTAATTTTAGCTGGTTCTTGTACTTGAGTCGGAGTTTCGGCTGTACCCTCGTGTTTAGGTGCAGTTTCAGTCTCCTTCTTTCTTTTCTCTTTTTCAGATAAAGAAATTCTTACTTTTTCTTTTTCGACAGCAAGTCTTGTTAAAGCATCATTAGCTTCCATGACTTTGTCACTGTCCTGGCCATCAAGCGCTTCTTTAAGTTGTCTTTTGACTTTGTCTCTTTCAGCATCAATTCTAGCATCGTATTGTTTTAAATACTCTTCATCGCTAGTCTCATACTTTTCAGATACGTCTTGATATTTTTTCTGTAAACCTTTTGCATATTCAAGTGCAGCTTTTTCTCTTCTCTCTGCTTCTCTGTATTTAAAAGTTAATTCCTTAATTCTCTTTTGAGCATTATCAGAAATTTTATTTAGATCAGCTTTCGGTTCTTCTTTCTTTTTTTCTTCTTGAGTTGCCTCTTGCTGAATTGCATCTGCAGGTTCTTCTTTTTTCTCTTCTGCTTTTTCTTTTTTAAAAGTTGAGATGTCAGTGTAACCTAAATCTACTTCTTCTTTTTTTAATTCAGATGCATGTTTGTTTTCATCTTCTTGTGTATTTAAATTGATATTAGTTTCTTGAACATCATCTGTATCAAGTTCTATATCGTTATTCTTTTCTGTTGCTGTAGCAGTCTCTACCATTTTTCCTCCTAATAATTATGAATGATGTCTTGTGGATCTTTAACAGTTCCAATTATTTCATCGTCATTTAAAATACGAACTTCTCCAAGATCAGTTTTAAATCTTGAACCTGCGTATCTTCCAAAGATTACCCAGTCGCCTTCTTTACACCAAGGTCCTTCTGGAAATTTTTCTTCGTCTTTATAACAAAGTGATCCGCATTTAATTACAAGTGCACAAACCGTTGCAAGTGCAATTCGTTCTTGTGATTCATCCGCCATGTAAAGTCCACCTTTTGTTTTTTTCGGTGGGATGTATGGACGGACTAAAATTCTCCAGCCTGTTGGCTCTGGAACTTTGTCTAACATGTTTGATATGTCGTTCGGGTCGGTAGGGATGTCTGGCTTTTGTTCTTTAAGCTTCGTTACTATCGCTGACCCATCTGGTTTTACCAAGGTCGTCATCTTCTATATCCTCTTTTTTCAGCAGGTATTGAATCACCTGAAGCAGTTCTTCTAATGAACTGAGTTGACCTCTAGAATATTGAAGTTTTTCTATACTGTCAACACTTCGTACTATGTGTTCCTTTTTTGACTCGATTAATTTCTTAATCTCACGTCTAATTTCATTTACGGTGTTTATGTCCAACATATGTTAAATATATGGATAGTATATAGACTTTATCTCACCTTTTGCCAATAGCTTTTTAAGATCGCCCTTGGACATCTTTTTGTAACTTTCAATTTTTTCGTTGGTTTCTTTCTTCGATTTGTCGAAAAGTAAACTTATCCATTTGATCATTTTTTTCCTCTAAATATTTGGGTACCTTTAATACCATAAATACTCGCAACTACAAGGATCCAAAGATTCGTGAACCAGGAAGGAAGCTCAGAAAACATCTTGAAGAAAAGTTTTACTTTGTCCATCGCAGTTGGATCGTCCGATATGACTGCATATGCAAGTACGACCACCGGTAACGACAAAATGATGAGGACTGCTTCGTCCTTCCAGTCTGATTGTCTAGCTTCTAATAATTGACCTTGATAATCAGCTTCACCTTTTGCCATTTTCTCTGCATGGCGCATTTGTGCATCCGCCATTAACATTTTTGTTTCTTGGCGTTTTTTAAATATATGTGAGCCTGCGGATACGGCTAATTTAATTGCTGAAAACCACATGCTGAAATTATAGCAAAATTTTTTTCTTGACTCTAGTTATGGGATTTGATAAGATCACTTTGATGATTAACTTAACAAAGGAGAAACAATCATGCCTAAATATGCATTGCATAAAGATACTCAAAGTTTAAGAGTATCTTCTAAACAAAGACAACGTGTCATGATTCAAAAATATGATTTTGAAAATGGTGCGGGTAACATTGAGGTTAGGTATCTTACAACCATTATGGAATGGGATCCAAAAAATGATATCTATGTGGCAACTCATCAAACCGAAACAGACTACGCTTCAATAGAAGATAACACGTATTACTCTAAAAAGAATAAATGTGTTTGTGGTGTTGAATATTAATTAATCTTCTAGGAGGTGCGGATATTTTTTCTGCACCTCCATTAAAATATTTTGCATTTTAATGGTTCTTTTCTCTCCCCAAAAAATTAACATCTGCTGTGCACAGCGTAAACCTTGTTTACCTTTACATCTCCATACGTGAGTCGCTGAATGATGTTCTTGTCTTGGTGGTCGATATGCGATTGTACCGCATTGAAAAAATTCTTGAAAGCGACCAATGAGATCGATATCTCGCATCTCCACCTGTAGTGTA